TTTCGGGGCACCGGAGCCATCACGTCCAAGCAGGAACGTGTGCTTGGTCACCAACTCGTAGAAATCTTCATCCGGGCAATCCTGATGAGATTCGACGGGCATATTGCCGACCTTGATCATCGTGCCGTCGCCGGTGTTCTGATCGTTGACGCTCTGGAAGCGAACCTGCGTGTAGCTTTCGTTTTCCAGGGCTTCGATCTGCTTCAGAGAGGTCACGCCCCAATCGGGCACTTCGCCCTTCTGCCGCAGCCTACGCCGCAGTTTGATTACCTTCTGCCGCGTGATCGGGGTTTTTTTGGCTTCTTCCACGACGCCCTTCCAGCCGGGCACAGTCGCCGGAGCCAGACCACCTAGGGTCGTGGTTTCCGAGGTCAGGTTGCGAAGCCCATTCGTCTCGTAGCTCGTTTCGTTGAGGCGAGCGTTGGCGATCGAAACGTAATGTTCTTCCGTCGTCGTTTTTTCTTCGCCGAATTCGAGGTAGGGTTCGGTTTCGGATTCGTTGACCGAGACAATTGGTTTTTTGGCGATGATCGATTTGGATGAGGCTTTGGTGCCGATGTCCACGACCTGGCCCGGAACAAGCCAGCCGTTGCGGATCGCCTGATACCCAAGCCCCGTTTTGAGGAGTTTAAGTTTTTTGGACGTTGCCGCTTCGAACTGGGCGATTAGCGCCGTGCCATCTCCGAAGAACTGGCGCGTGTATTGCTTTTTCATGTCCGAGAGCTTGCCTTCGATCTCAAGGTCTGCCTGAGACATCACGGCGAGACGACTCTCTTTGGACTCCTCGATACCAGCGGTGTCGAGTTCGATTACACCCCACTGGCGCTTGTATTCCCATTTCGCCCGGTTGACGGCCTGCGGGGATGCTTCATTCAGTTCCGAGGAACCGGTTGAAGGCACCATGGAGATACCGCCGCCACGGCCAGTCCAGATAGGCGTCAGGGCTTCAAGGCCGATCTGGATTTCGGGTTTACGCCGTTTGAGCTTTTCGTACAGCGGATCTTCCGCGTAATACTGTTTGATGAATTCTTTAGCGGTCCAGACCTGCATCAGACCTGTTTCGATTGAGGCTCTAGTGCCTACTGCCATTGCTTCTATCCTTTGGTTGGGCGGGAGCTAGGCTTCTGCTTCCTCCATGGCCTCCAAGGCCAATTCCATGCGCTCGCCGCGATCTTGGGGTTCTGCCGTCTTTGACGCAGGGGTGCCTTGACTTATCCGCCGGGGAGACTTCTTGGACTCGATCCATCCCTGCTTGCGCTGATCCAGGATTTTGTTCAGGGCGTCGTTTGCGCCTCGAACGTCTGGGGCACCGTTAGGGCTTGGATGAGTGTGGGCGTAGGTGGAGATAAAGGCCAGTTCTTCGGGACTGAACTCGAAGTCTTTGCCTTGAGATTTCTCAAGAGCTTCGATCTCCTCAGCGACATATTCGGTGACCTCGTTCTCCTGCTGAGAAGCAAGTTCAGCCTGCTGTTGCTGGGTGAGGTAGCCCTTTAGGCCTTCGACCTCGGCCCGGAGTTCTTCTTCTGGGTCGAGATATTCTTCCTCCGCGCCCTCGTCCTCGAACTGATAGCCATACTGCTGTTGCAGGATGGCCTCTCTCGTGGCGGGGTCTTGCATCGCCTCCGCAAATGCGCGGAGTTCCTGCGCTTCTTGACGCTCCTGCGCGATCTGTTGAGTCTCCGCTTGTCGCGTTTTCGTGTAGTTCGCCTGCCATTCTTTCTGCAAGGCTTCTACGTGCGGGCGGGCCTCCTCAGGTATCTGCGAAGGGTCGAAGTCCGTGAAGGACTCCTGAGCCTCGGTGGCTTGTCCCGTCTCGGGGGCTTCCGTGGTCTCGGTGGCTTGTCCTGAATCTTCAGGGGCCGTTGCTTCATCTGGCATTAGGTACTACCTCTTTCGATACAGCGGGGCCTGACGGCTTGTCCGCGTTTGAACGGGGCCTCAAGCTGAGGCTTGTCCGCCTGATAAGTTTTGGCCATGAACGACGCCGAGCGCGCTGACTGGTTGGAGCGCGAGGTTCGCTGGCTACGTGACGAATTCCTCAACTGGAGCCAACAGCCCGCCTCTGATTACAGCGGATGCACCGCGGCTTGGTCCTACGGCGAGGCTGCCGATAAGCTCAGCGATCTGCTCAGAGCCTACGGGGCTAAAACGCCAGCGTAAACACAGCGGTTCTTCGCGGAGCCGTACGCGGCCTCCTAAGATCCGGCGGGCAGTCCCTTTGGCCCTTCTTCAGAAGATCCATTCACGGAGGCTAGGGACGGTGCCTGCTTCGTTTGCGGCGCGGCCGCGTTGCTCAAGCCTTGGCTTTCGGCTAGCTGGTTCTGAAGTTCAGCTTTCTGCTGCGCTTCTTTCTGCTCGATATCGCGTAGGGCCGAGAAGACCAGCATCGTTGCTTTCTGGGCTTCTGGGTCAAGCTGGGAGAATTCGTCTGACTTGGCCCAGTTGGCAAGTACGGAGCGCCAAACCTGGACATTGTCGATATCGGGGCGAGGCATCCAAGACGGAACCTCGGTCTCCATGACCGGCCTGCCGGGGTTACCAGTCCCTGGAACTTCTTCCCCCGTTTCTGGATCGACTTCGCCCTGTTCCGGTTCTTCGATCCATTCCGGTTCGCCGGTTTCGGGATTGAGCTTGGGAGATTCCTCTCCTGGCCAAGCGGGGCGCATTGGCATCGCCCAGAACTGCCCGGAGCGGATCTGGTTGATGATGTAGTTGATCCGGCCTACGTCCTCTTCGTAGCCTTCGAGCAACCCTTCCGCGTTCCCATTGTTCATCGCTGAGAGAAGAACCTCTGGCGGGAAGTAGCCGGGGAACATCTGGGCGATGTTCTGGATGCGCTGCACGACGGCTTCGCGAGTGAGAGGCGTCAGGGAGCCGGGCTGGACTCGTACGTCCGTCTGGTCGCGAAGGTCCGCGCCCTTGAAGTCTTCAATCGGCATGTAGCCCGCGCGCCCCCGGAACTTCAGCATCCGATCCTCGGTGTAGTGGCGCTGGACGAGAGTCAGGCAGTCTCTCGCGACGCGGGAGTAGACCTCAGCCATGTTGGCAATCAAGTCCTCCCAGGAGATTTCATTCTGCTGGAGGAGGCTCTGGACAGCCTGACTAGCCGAGACCTGGCTCGGCACTTCCATGTCATGCGCTATGAAGCGCATCTCGCCCAACGCTTCTTCTCGGAGCTTGAATAGCTCGGCGGGGATGCCCTGCGTTTCCCTGAATTTAGGTTCTGAGCCTCCGGGCGTAGCCGGGTCCCATTCGATGATCGCGCCGGGTTCATCGGTCGGCGGCGTCTTGATCGCACCTATCGGAGCCGTCATCTGGCTCACAAGGCCAAGCTGAGCGAACTCCGAGATCTTGTTCATCGAGAAGTCGTAGAGGCGCTGGGACTCGATCATGGATTTGACCATGCCCTTGTCTCGGTCCGAAGCCGGATTGACCGTGTAGCCAAGGCGATGGATGCAGGGTTCATCCACCACTTCGCCTTTTGAATCGGTCAGCGGATAGCTCTCTTCGGGGAATATCTGCTTCCCGGCTGCTAAGAAGACCCGGCGTCCCTGGGGCCACGCGGGACACGGGCGCTCCAGGTACTCAGTAATCAGGCAGAGATTGCTCTGTTCCGCGTTGGCTCCGCCTTCCCTGACAGCCATCTGAGCGTCAGCGGGAAGTTTGCCGCCCATGAAGCCAGGTTCGGCTTCAACCGCATCTCTCGGTCTCGCATGTTCCACGGCCCACCAACGGCTTTCCTCGAAGTCCACGCCTGGCTCCCACATCACTTCCAGGCCGTTCCAGACGCTGATTCGCACGTCGCCCAGTCCTACGTGCTCTGGCTTGCCTTCAGGATCTTCCTGCACGTCCACGTACGGGCCTATCGAGGAATCCCAGTAAGCCATGATAAAGCCCTCTTCAGTGACCAGAGCGTTCCAAACGAGCTTCTGAAAAGCGCGCTTGACCCGCCAGAGTTCATAGCCCGCGTTGACGACCTTTTTGGCAATCTGGGCCGCTGTGTAGTCCTCTGGGTCGCTGGTCGAAGGATTGACTTCGTAGCCGGGAACGCGCTGGGTAGCGGCGGAGACCTTGGCTTGGACCATCGGGCCGATCAGATCGTGAGAGCGCCTGACCCGGTGGTCGGGCTTTTTGCCCCCCAGGATCGTTGAGACGGTGCCCTGGTAGCGGATTTTGGAGCCGTCTTCGGCAAGCACGCCGTAGTGTTTGTCGTTGGCGAACTCAATGCAGAGCTGACGGCGGGGCTGAAGCTCTTTGAGGCGCGCTTTCCCGCGTTTGATCCGCTGGGCTACATCGGGAGGAATCGGGGCAGCGGCAGGGCGCAGTCGATCCAGGGCGCTCTCTGCCTTCTGTTCAATGGTTTCTAGAACTGCCACGAAATCCTTTCGATCCAGCGTAAGCGGGAAGCTCGGCTGCCTCAGCACTTGGCCAAGGCAGCCGAGACCCGATCATCGTTCTATAGGCCCAGGCGCAGACTCACTGCGTGGACGCCAGGGGAAAGCAAGAACCATTTGGTTCCTTTCGTTGTCGGGCTGGCGGCGACCTTAAACCCCCGGAGCCGCGCCTCCTCCTAAGGAAAAACGCGACTCCGGGTCAGTCACTAAATACATTAGGACGCTCTGGCTGGTGGCCATTCAACATTCCGGCCAGGATGCCCACCGGAGGCGCGCTCCGGGTCGAGGTGGTGCATCACCCCGCGAATTGGGAAGCTAGCAGTTTTCCCGCCGCAAAACCACATCTTTGGGAACTTTGCGCGAGACGACTACTTCGCTTTCATGGACAACGCGCTTCATCTGAGGGCAATAGGAACAAGAAATGTAGCCAGCGCTCAATACCCCCGGGCGCTGCTTGGGAGTTGGCGGAGACCGATGCTTCCCCCTCGTCCGCAGCTTGCAATGAAGCCGGTCGATCCGGTCAGTTAGCTTCATCCGGAAGCATCCCTTCTCGCCTCAGCCGTAGTGTCTGGTAGCCCTCGTCGTCGTCCAGGGCCAAAGTCGGGACTGGCTCAGGCTCTCCCTTTTGCTCTCGCGCGTAGGCCAGCGAGGCGCTCTCAGGAGCCTGTATGCGCTGGATTAGCTCCGTGCGCTCCTTGCGCCACTGGTCATGCGAGTAGGCGTAGAAACCCAAGAGGGCTACGCAGAGGAGAAAGAGGCAGAGGGTGGCTAGCTCCATCAGGCCAACAGCCCCGCATTTTTAAGTATCGTTGAGAGTTCGTTGACGACTTTGTTTGTCGCGTTTAGCTGCGTAACCGTTTCAGTCAGAAGGATTCCCGTGCTGAGGGAGGCGTTTAGCGACGAGACAGCCGTAGCTTTGCCGACCGGCGTCGCCCCATTGGCCCCGAATTTCCCAGTTACGGCTAGATTTCCGGGAACAGTCGTGGCCCCTCCTCCCGACGCGGCGAGGGTCCCCGGATTCATAATGAAACCCATGATTCCTCCTCAGACTTCCGCGTAGCAGATGTTGGCTTCGCCTTCTTCGCTGATCACGAAGACAGAGCCGAGATAGACCGTGTTTTCCCAGGCTCCCCCTTCTTTCTTCAAGAAGATCCCTTCCCCGGAAGCGGCAGCGGTGCCAAGCGAGAGGAAGACGTTTTTCGTCGTCGGGTTCGTGATGATCAAAGCAATGCGATCAGCGTTTTCTTTGATCAGTTCTTTCGAAGTGCCTTCAGCTTTGAATTTCCCCTTCGGGACTCTGGCCGTAGTGGCCGAGCCGCTTTGCTGAACGTAGGCCATTGGCTACTTCTCGCCCCTGAGAGCCGCAATAAGGTCTTTCTTGTTCATCGAACTATGGCCTTTGATCCCTCGTTGAACCGCAAGATCATTCAACTCGTCCAGGGTCCGAGACTCGAACGAGCCGGTCTGACCTCCCGTATCGCCACGCTCTGCGGACGGAGATACCCCTGAGGCGCGCTGAGGCGGCTCCTGCGGGGCTGGTTCCTCATCTGCGTAGGTGACAGCTACGTTAGCTCCACCAGGGCTGTAGAGCGCGAGGGAGGGCTTTCCTTCACAATCGTGCGTATCGGTATCGCTGTCTGCCTCTACGACAGTCGTATCGTGTCCGTCTGTGACGATCACGGAGCCTACGCCAACCTGAACAGAGGCAAGCCCTGCGTCGAAGGTCCGGGTGTCCCCTGCATTCATCGTGATGACCTCTGGCATTGTCAGTCCTCCTTCGGGCCGCTCGCAGTCGCAGCGGCGATTTCAATCTCTTCTTGGAGATGCCATTCGTCTTTGGGGATCACCAAGCTTTTCCCTTCAAGTTCTTTCTCGCCGAATCTCTCCTCGAAGGCTTTTGCTGCATCCAAGTCCGCTTGCAGCTCCGCGACCTTCTCGGCAAAACCTTCAACCTGAAGCCTCAAGGCGTCTACCTCGGCTGCTGAAACCATCTGGCAGCAGTCTCTAGCCGCTTCTTCCACGACCCCGCGCATCAGCACAACATGGGGAAACGGTTCGTTGATGTTCGCGTCAGCTTCGAAGTCGATCAGTTCGCCATCGTCACGACCGGTGGCGAGGCAGTTGTGCGGAGCGAATGGAAGCGGAGCTTTAACTATGCGAGGCATATCGATCCTTGATAGAATGTGGACATAAACCGAAGGGAGAGAACTGATGAGCGCTGACAATTGGGAAGTTTGCCCGAAATGTCTTGCAGCAGCGAAGGACACGGCTGACGCGAAGCACGCGGAGGTCTACGCGCAGTACGGGAAGGTCTCGCCAGAGGAGTTCGACCGTCTACGGAGTGAACTGAAAGCGGTCGATCCTGAAGACTTCCGCAGCTTCCGCGAGGACTACGAGTTCTACGGGGCAAACGAAGGTGAGCTTCAGGTTTCCTACTCGGGTGGTTGCCAGGAATGCGGCCTCAAAGTCGGCCTCAAGACGAGCAAGAAGTTCTGGCCACTAGGGACTTAGGAGTATTTGCCCAGAGGCCCGATAAGTTCCGGCGCTGGTTTCGTAGGTGCCGGTGGGGCTACTCCTGGCGTCCAGCCTTTGTCGATCTGATGCGAGGCTCTACGCGGTGCAGCAGGAGCCAACGGCCTCGCGTTGCAGAGATAGCGTTTGCAATCGACCCCGTGGTCTTCGCGCTTCACAACGTCGAATGAGCCATCGTCTTTGGGCTTGAGGCGGTAGCGCCTGGTCTCGCGGATCAGATTCGAGCAGTTTTCCCCGATCAGAAGCAGCGGGTCCGGCTCGCCTTCTGAATCGCGATGCTCAAGGCGTCGCATGACCTCGAAGACGCCGCCCTCTTTATCGTTGTTGGCCCGGATCGTCTTGATCCCGGCGCGGTAGTAGGCAGCCTCGACGGTGTCCGGGGTCATCTTGCCGTTCAGCTTCGCCCCGGTCAGCGTGTGGTTCCGAGCCGAGGGATCGATCAGTGTGTATTTCGGCTCGGTTCCCCAAGCCTTGCGCTTCTCCCTGATCCGCTCTGCCGCGTTCTCTGGGATCGAAGCGGATTCGGTCAGGTAAAGCTCGTCGTAGATCAGCAGCCGGTTCTCGGGATCGAAGCCTGCGAAGAGAACAGCGGTCGTGTTGTAGCCGGGGTCGATAACCTCGTAGAGATCTAGGCGCTGCACATGGTCTTTTCCGGCGTCTGAGCGCAGCCACTCGGGATTGACGCAGTGCAAGTCCTTGTCGAACATCGGGTAGACGAGGCCCTCAAGGTGCAGGAACTCTCCGTCTTCCCTTGCGCGCCTGCGCAGCTCTGGGAGATGGGCGTAGCGAAGCTTGATCTCGTCTGGATCGATAGCTGGGTTGTCCCGAACCGAAGCGCGGACAACCAGCATCTTGTCGTCCAGCCAAACGTTCTTTTCGACTTCCGGTCCCTTGGCTTCCTCGAACTCATCGAAGGTCCAACCGAGACCTTCCAGCGGGGTAAAGGTAAAGATCTCATCCGAGCCCTTGGACTCCGTGAGACGAATCTGGCACTCCTCGCGAATGATCTGGCCCTTCTCGCCGTCCGGCTCCTCGTCGTAGTGGATGCGATCCCTGGTCACGCCTCCGAACTTGGAA